TACGTGTATAGGTGGGGAGAAGGTTGTTAGCAAACGGTGTAATCTCCAACACCTTAGCTGTATGAGGCCAGTTCCTATTAGACATCATAGCCTGATAGGTTGTCTTGACGATCTGAGCTACCTGACTTGCTTCATCGGTATCGTTGATACTTTCGATGAAATCACCATCCATATCGTTAATGATATCGACGACAATATCTAAGAGGGAATACTTCATTACACCACCTTGCACTTAATCGAGATGAACAGCTTAGACGTAGTTGTGGAAGCACCATCAGTAGCAATCTTAATATACTTCTGAGACGAAGCAGTGATGAGATCGTTGCCACTTGGTACTAGATCGAATGTAGTACCTTCAGCACTAGCTGTGAACAGAATACTTGTATTACCAATGACAGCAGCATCACTACGAGTTACAGCGATAGCTGAATTGGCTACAGTGATTGCATTAGCCAGAGTGAAACGAATTAGCTGGACACGGACATTCATGGGAATTGGAATTAGAACAAACGATGGATTACTAACATCGTCTAGTACGGCACTAATGACAAATGGAAGTTCTTTCCAACTACCACTAGCAGCACCGTTAGAAACGTAGACAGTATCGATAGCAGCAGTAGAGCCACCTTTAGGTTCGTGTCTCTCTGCGTCAGGAATATTTCTATGTTGTACAGCCATTCTTACCTCCGTTAGATAAAGAAAAAGGGCGAGTGGTTTTTATGCCACCCACCCCTTTCATATAGTTCCTTACGGAAGCGCAGGACCACCAGCCAGAGCAGGGGAAGGCGCACGATTAACACGTTCAAACAGAATGGTAATACGAGCCTTACCAGAAGCTGCCAGAACGGGAGTAGTACCACCAAGAGCAATACCAATAATGGTATTAGCAGCCAGCGGAACTTCGTTATCCCAAGTACCAGTCAGAGCGGCAGTAAGGTTGGTAGAGCCAGTGCCCTGAAGGATTGCCTGAGAGATCGGGAAGCCGTTAGTGACTTCCGAGCCATCAGTACCGATAAGGACAGTGGGCGTAGTACCAGTGATAGTGAACGCCTTCTCAACGTCGATGTAGACAGATCGGATAACCGAGCCAGCAGGAAGGACGAAAGGAATCAGACCATCAGGAACCTGACCGAAAAACTCACCAGTGAAGTTAATCTCAAGCTCTTCCTTGATACCCTCAACCTTGTTGACACCGATGGTGCCACCAACAGGACGAGAGCCAAACTGGTTACGAACGTTAGAAGTAACGTTACCACCAGAGCCTACAAGAACACCGTTACCAAACGGAGTAGTGTAATAAGTACCCATTTTCTATTCTCCTATTAAGCCGCAACGCGGTTGGTACGATGGGTCGCAACGATACCAGCAGTATCGAGACGCTGAACACCAAGACCATAGCGAGAACGAACAACAAACTCATCACGGGCACGGTCCTTGTTACGTTCACCTTCGGCCTTAGGAGGACGACGGAGAGCATACATAACCGGCTTAGTCTGGTCATCAGCTACGCACATGAACACGTTCCACACTGCATCGGCAATGGACGTAGTGCCATCGTTAGCAGGGCCAGTGTACAGGCGGTTCGAGGTGATGATATTCCAACCATAAATCTGATGGACGAAACGCTGACCACGAGCCAGACCACCTTCAAGGATTTCCTGCGGCCAAGCCGTGATATCCGAAGTGAGGGTGATAAGACCAGAGAGCGTAGCTTCAACAATCGGATCAACGATAGCTACTCGACCTTCAGCCGGTACGTTAGCCTTATCGAAGGCAAGACGCATAGCAAGGAAATGATCGAGAGTCATGACACCGTTAGCGTCATTACTTACAATCTTATGGGCAAAGCCATTGATGTTGTAAGGGCTGGAAGCAGACATGGCCAGAGGGATGGTTTCGAGGAAACGAGTCTCGAAGTTTTCCTGAAAAGCACGAGTGGACTCAGTACCGCGCCATGCCATGAGAGCGTCGATATCCGTACCGTCTTCACGAAGGTCATCGGTGACATACCAAGCATCACCAACATAGTCGGTAAGACGCATGGTGATTTCACCAGTTTCAATCGGATTGTAGATCAGCGGAGTATCTTCAGCGGCTTCCTGAAGCGTGACAGTACCAACAGTCTTAATGTGGAGCGTGTCACCATTCTGAAAATCAGGGATGGTACGATAGAAAGTTTCAGGAAGCAGACCGTCATGCAGGTTATGAAGGATGAACGAGGAATACTGTTCGGCCTCAATAAATGCACGGGTGTTAGTAGTAAGCTGCATTTAGTTTTCCTTATTAGATTGTAATGCCGTTCTCCTTGTACACCTTTTCACGAATCTTCTTCATAAAGTCTACCTGATTTTGGGTGGTCGCCCCACGCCCGGAGATCAAACTCTTTTCGGGACGCTTAATGTCATCAGAAGCAGGCGGTGTGAATAACGATTTAACTGTGGAGGTGTTAGCAGAGGGAGCAGCATTCTGTGGATTAGCAAAGAGCTGTAGGACCAACTTTGGGTCCGTAGCGGAAAGTTGCTTTAGCTTCTCCTGAGTAGTGCCGAGTTCCTTGGCCTTGTTGGCAACAAGCTCTCTAGTCTTCTCAGGACCATACTTAGCAATTAATGTATCTTGAACCTGCTTGATGTTATTGACAGCCTGCGTTACCTGATCACGTTCAGATAGAGTCTGATTCAAAATCTTCTTAACAAGTTCTTCAGCCGCTTCTGCATCTTGTCCACCATTGGCTGCTGGTACAGCCGGTTTTTCATTCGCATTCATATTACCACCCAATCTCTTAATCGTTTCCTGAAGAGTTTCATTCTCTTTCGCTTTCTCTGCAAGCAGAGCATTGTCAGCTTCAATACGAGCAATATGCTCATTCTGGAACTTGATAGCGTCAAGAGCAGCTTCAACGGTTTCATACTTGGGGGTCCCATCAGGACGAGTGATAGTAAGGAGTTTCTCAACCCAAATATCAACTTGTTCCTTAGGAGCAGCTTGTTCTACTACAGGAGGGGTCTGTTCCTGATTAGTTTCATTCTCGAAAACATCCATTGGTCTGGAAGTACCTTTCGTATATAATTATAGCTATTATTATATTCTAATCAATTAATCTCTATCATACTTCGTAACTGATACATTCGTATTCAGGAGATACAATTCTAGAAGAGTAGTATAGATATATATCGCCAAAATAGACCGTTTGTGAGAATATTTATTTACATTTATTTCTCAACAGACTCTATCAACGATATGATTTCAATCATCGCTCTTTCGTAACCAATTGAATCTGCTACGATAACACCGAAATTAGGCTTCTCATAGATGTCCTTTTTTCGTAAAGAAGCGTGACTGGTTGCTATCTTATCGTTCAAGATTTTGGTTAGACGCTTACGAGTAAGATGAGAGGAGATAAAATCTCCCCTTATCTCATCAACGACATCAGGTTCTAAACCTTCAGTCCATATAGTCTTCATTATTTCTTCTTACCAAACTTATCGGACACCTTACCAATGGTCTTCTTAGCGTCCTTAGAGGCAGTACGTTTCTTCTTAGCGGGCATAGCCATGATATTCTCCTTATGCGTCAATAGGCATTGATGCGGGTTCTACAGGCGTCTGAGCCTGCACTTCTAGTTCTTCACCAGACTGATCTAGCAAAGCTGCTGTCTTCTGCTGTTCGTCAATAGCGACGTTCACTTTGAAGATGTTATAGGCACGAAGGTTCGTAACATCGTTGATAAACTCTGTAAGAGCCTCACCAGACGTGTGTGGAGCCACTTGCTGCCATAGGGGTGTCTGAGAGATACCAATAAGGTTCTGAAGCTCTGTAGCCTGCTGTGCGAAGTGTCTAGCACCTACTGGACGAATAACACCACTAGCAGTGATATCTTCCTTCGTTACTTCGTAGAAACGCTGGCTACCTACAGAGGTATCGAGAACACGAATTGTTTCAATCTGATCGAAGTTACGTCTACTAGCTTCCAGCATACCATTGAGAAGAGGCTCTTCAAAGTTAACCTCAAACGACGTAGCCTTCTCTTGGAAGATGCGACCAGAAGCATTATCGAGCAACTGAACTTCAAAGGCAGTCTTTTCACCGGGACTACGAATACCCATAGCTTCTCTAGGAGCACCAGCCATAAGTTCCATCTGGTCCATGATAGACTGGATTTCGTTATTGGCAATGATGATGGAATTGAGATTAGAGCCTAGTTCCTGAACATCACCATTTTCATCAATATGAATAGGAACACCCGGACCCCAAATAAACTCTTCCACTTCACCAATGATCTTTAGAGGTGGATGGATGGTAAGGTCCATAGCATCAGCCTTGAGGTTCTCTAGATGGTCAATTCGGTATTGCATACCTACAAGATTATCAAGAGGCCCCATAGACCAGAGGTTATCAGGACGCTGCCTCCAACCAACATGCCAGATAGGGGCAGTGCCTGCATAGGTGGGCATCTCAACGTTACGAAGCTCTACGTTACGATCAGCGATAGTGATAAGACGATTAACCTGAAGTTCACCTGTCTCGTTATCGTGATAGTCACCATAGAACTCAAGAAGCTCTACATACTCGCCCATGTAATATTCATAGAGGCTACCATAGCCGTCTACCTGATACTGCATAGCCTTATTGAAATCCTCAGACTTAGTACCACCTCCAAGGAGATTACGAACAT